ACGTTAATTGGCAAGTGATCAGTGCGGCCAGCGACAGTGCTATGTATAGGACCAACATGGATCTTATCCTTATCTGGAGCGTCTGGAAGATCTGATTGCATCTCCCCGCCTTCAGCACGGGATTTGCGCGCAGTGCTTAATGCAGCAGCAATTGCCTGATCTTTTGGATGACCAGAGCGAATCATCTCAGAAATATTAGATGAAATTGTTTTTTGGCTTTTGCCTGTCTTTAGCGGCATCATTTACCTCAGTCTAACGAATAAGTGACGTTAACGGATTGTCCTGCTCCAGGCTCAATCACAAGACCTTTTGTGAATGGTGCGCCAACTTGAGTTATTCCAACAACTGCCGGCGTCACAATAATAAGTTCAGAGGCTTTTTTATTAAAAACAAAACCGCCGCTGACATATGCAGCAGTTGTGGCGTTAACATATTTAACGCTTGTAGATGAGACAACGTCAGTTACGGTGTCGCCAGCTGCCTCGTTATATCCGGCAGGGTCAATACCCGTGACAAAAATTGTATTGCCAACTGTGAAATCAACTGCTGGCGTAAATGACACAGTAGCTTTAGAACCGTCGCCTGTAGCTAATGTTACGTTAGCAACTATTTCATCATAAATGCCGCCAGCAGCGCCAGCTATAACGATGTTCATGGAGATTAATCGACCAGATCCGCGCGCAACTTCTGTCCTAGAAGTGATCGTTGCCGATCGATATTGCCCAGAAACATAAGCATATTTATCATAAAATGCAGTCAGAGATTGATTAAGATTATTGATGGCGACGACGCCATTTTTCTGAGTTGTCAGGATGTCGTCTAAAGTGGCCATTAGAATTTTCCATCCTGTTCAAAGCGATAACGAATCGCGCCAAGTCGCCACCATGTCCCGTATTCATCTGGCGCGCTTTCTAATTTTATAGACATTAAACGACCACGAAAACGCGGCGTTAGATAAGTCGTCGCAGTTGTCATAGTGTAAGGGCCGTAGGTGCGCGGCGTTTCGCTTGGGTAATCCGCCACATAAAAAGTAAGATCGACATGCGCCGTTTGCGCGCCGCCATAATATCCCCACTTCATATCAGGCCAAACCTGATCGACAAAAACCTTCATCTCTCCTTCCTGCATAGCAAAATAGCCGGTCTGGAAGGACGCAATAAGCGGAGCGCCATCAGCGTCTGGAGAAGTCTCATGCTGATAAATAAAATTAGAGCCGCCAGAAATTCCTGCGCCAATTGGCGGCCCAAGAACGGATTGATTAATCCATGCGGTTCTAACTAAAGAACCAAAATCCCACTGATCTAAGACAACATTATACTTGACGTATTTTGCAATTTCTCCGCCGCTTGTTGTCGTTGGATAATACCAAGTAACTTCTCCAAATTGAGAATTAGGCGCAATACGAATTTTATCTGCGTTTGACGTATCAAGGTCTTGGAAGATGACATCCCATACTGGGCATTTAATTATTTCAACGCCGCTTCCTGATAATTTAAAGAACTGACTTTGCCCCATCCAGTAAACAATACCGTTCATTGATGCAGCTGCTTTTCTTGCAATTAAGCCACATCCTGCGCCAATTTCGTTGAATTGATAAACGTATGGAGGGCCAACATATTGCATGGCCCATATAGCCAAATCAGTCCAAACAAGACCTTGTTGAGGTCCTTGTATGCAGCCGATTACCGCTGATCCGCGAGGTAGACGATACGAGCCTGCTTGATTCGTAACAAGAGCAATCCAGCTATCGTAATTATTAACGTCGCACCAACGAATAAGAAGTGGGTCTTGTATGCCTGTAAATGTAGTTCCCCAAGCAATAATCTGACGTTGAGGCATTGCGACAAACATACCGTCATTGATAACAGGCGCATTTGCAATAACGCTTGCAACCGTTTGGCCAGTCCCTGGCGTCCAAGTATAAATTGCGCCTCCTACTGGACACGCAACAAATATTTGACCCCAGTTATCAAGAGTCCAATCATCTACATTGAGAGGGTCGCCCTCAAGGGTAGCAGGAGGAACCACGCCAGTTCCATAACCGCCAGCGCCATAACCGCCCACGCCATACCCGATACCCGCAGGAATAGGTGCTGGAACTCTGAAAAACTCATATTGAGCCTCGCCGCCATTCATTTTTGACAAAGTATCAAAAACAGTTCCGCCAGCGCCAACTGATGCGGCAGCGCCCAACGCAAATGAAACGCTACTGGCGGTTTTTGCCGTTACGATGCGATCGCCGTTATAAGACGCGGAAACGCCAGTGACCGTTACGGTATCTCCAACATTAAAATTATAGTCGCCAGAAAAGTTTATTGTTGCGGTCGTTCCATTTGAACTTGCGCTTGTGACGGCGGCTGTTGTTGTCGATGAGTCTGCGATAATTGTAAAAGTAGATGAAGAAGGAACAGTTTGAACAGTATAATTTCCGTAAAGCGTAACTGTTCCGGCTACTGTAGTAACAACAATTGGAAATATATCGCCAACCGCGTAACCGTGATTTGCAAGCGTCACAGTAATAATTGGGCTTCCGCGAGAATTAATAAAGTCATAAGAGAAATCATATGTTGGAACAACGCCGCCTGGAGTTGAAACAGTAGATGTCGCAACTTGAGGCGTTCCAGCAGCGTCAACAGCTGTAATGGAAAATTGGTCTGCGCCTAAGAAAGTGCATTCATAAACGCCAAATATAACTAATCCATCAACGGCTACAGGAGTCTTAACATAGACTGTATCAAAATCTGATACATTTGACCCGACCGCATAAACAATAACAGTGCTTGAACCAGCAATTGTCGTCATGCCGCCAGTGCCGCTAAAGGCGACATTTAATATATCGGTTCTTGGCGTAATAACTTCGCGCGAATTATTAAAAATTACAGATAGGCCGTTCCCATCAATAGTAGTTCCTTCTGAACCAACGCCTAAATAAGTATTGGCGTTTGTGTCTTCCCATGCCCATAATGCGCGAACAATTGATCCAACGCTTGATGGAAAATATCTTGTCCAGCCGCCAAGCTTCTGCACAAGCGCAACTTGTCCCTGCTTATCAGGAACGAATCGAACAAGATTTGTTGTTGAAATCGCCGCTTCATTAAAAGTGGGCGTCCTATTCTGATCAACGCCAGGAATAAGCTTGAGTGTTTGATGCGGCATTTATTAGCCTCTGGTCGGCGTAGCGGTTGTTGAGGCGCTCTGAGAACTCCAAGCTGACGCCTCAAACTTCTTCCTATTCTCTTCACTAACCGCGCTCTTCAAGAGAGTCTGATATTGCGTCTCGTAAGTAATAGGCATTTGCGGGTCATTGCCAAGCGCGCTTGAAAAGTTGCGCTGATATGCGGCGATATAAATCATGCTCGCCATGATAAATAAATCAGGCAAGTAGAGACTGATAAAGGTAGAAGTAACGGTATTGTTGGTGCCATTCCCAAGGCTTTGAGGGCGAATCGTGCCAACGACTTCTACGGTATAAGCAGCATCAGGATAAGGGCCAACAAGGAAAGTGTAATCATCAAATGGCACCCAATATTTTGGCTGGCCAGTTAATGCTGAAGCTCCATAAACGGCGTCTAGAAATTCTTTCGTTGTTGGCAATAAAGGAACGCGCGTTCCTTGATCAGGGTTTGATACGCCAACAGGAGTAATAAGATTAATTTGCTCTGGGACGACAAATGTTCCCGCTGGGACGTTTATGCTTCTCGTTCCTACTGTTAATCCATAGGCAGTCGATGATGTGGATGTGAATAAGAAGTCAACGTCACGATAAATGCGATTTTCCGCATAAGTGATCATTTGTGGCAGGATGACTAAAAACGCTGGATCTGTCGCGTCCACAACCGCCATCGTGGCGATTTGATCCACATAACTGGTAGTGCCGGATACTGTCCCGGCGTAACTCAGACCCGTAGTCATCTAAAACCCCGCTAGTTAGGGCGAGTTTACCATAATAGGCGCCCTAATGGCTACTTCTTGCCCCAACCGCAAAGCTCTTTTCCGACCCGGTTATGCTCTTTGGCTTCCCAGATCGTCCCGTCGCTGTCTTTGTCGCTCCAGTAAATGGGTTTAGCTGTCGCGCAAAAGGTAGCTTTCTGATTAATCGGGGCGCTTGAATCCATCGTCGTCATGCACCCCGCCAGGATTAAGCTGGCGCTCGCGCTCAACAGCAAGACGGGCTTCGAGAGCAATGTGTGCCGCATCTATCTGTGCCTTTAAGTCTGCCACCTGCTGCTGCGTTTTACCCGCATCAACAAGGTTCTTGGCATAAAGCCAATCAAACATCTTACCAGCAGCCGCAAATAGGCTGCCAATAATTGTCAGGATGGCGTAAATCATTTGCCAGTGACGTTAAAGTCTTTGGCGGCAACAAGACCAATGCCAATCAAAGCATTCTGAAGTGCTGGCCAATCAAGCGTCTTGGTTTGCCAAGCTTGAATGCCAACCGTGATCAGTGTAAGAATGCCAGGAATAGTTGTCAGAAGATTTTTGAAAATACCCATTTGATTCCCCTATTTCGTTAAAGCCAAAATTTGATTCTTCACATCAGCGATTCGCGCCGACCAGCCCTTGCCAAAGGTGCTCCAAATGGACAGGCTTTGCATAAACGCTAGGCGCTTATTGGTAACGGCCATGGCGATATAGGTCTTGGTGGCCTGTATGGTTGCAGGGCCGATTTGTCCATCCTGCGTAACGCCTACAATACCTTGAAGAGTTTTGGCTGCGCGAGAAACGCCGCTGTTTACTGCATAATCGAACACAGCAAAATCAACGCCAGAGGGAAGATCGTCTCCACGAATGCGATCCCAATATTCCTGGCGGTAAATGGCCGCAACATCCGCCTGACTGATCGTGAATACGTCAACCGTCGGCAGATTTTGTTTTTTGCGCCACGCGTCATAGGTATCCTGGGTGATGCCGAAAGCAGTCCGACCGCCTGGGTCGCGAGGATCATCAACTTTGCCGCCCTCGTATTTTAAAACCTGTTTCAGCGCCTGGGCGTAGTTCTCTTTCATTTGTCTGCTTTCTCATCAAGCTTATCGAATATCTTACCAAGCATCTCTTTTATTTCTTTCATGCCTTCGGCAAACTCATCTTTGCGCAAATAATGGCTTGGCAATTCAACTTCTATCTTATGGATGTCTTCTTTAAGTTCTTTAACAGCAACCCAAAGCTCTCGCGCGAACCAGCCGAATACGGCAACGGCTGTGCCAGCGCACAAATTGATTACTGTCTGGAAGTCCATCACGCCGCCTTCTCGCCCGTATACCACAGGAGATTATCCTGTAGTCGCTTGTCTTCTGGATCAAGCTCACAGGCGAGCCTGCCCTGTTCAATTGCAGCTTCCGTCATCCCAAGACGATACGCGGCAATCGCGGCATAATCGTGCGGGAGAGGCCCCCATGAAGCTGGTTCGGTAGTATAAACTAATTCTTTATTTTTGATAGATAGGGCGCGCGTTGCGGCACCATAACTTTCTGCCCACTTATGCTGCTCATAATATAATTTTGCCAAAGCCACCCAAGGCTCGCGCGTATGTGGCGCTTCAGCCGCCGCCTTGTGATACCAAGATTCTGCTCCTGCTTGATCTCCAAGCGCCTCGTGGCATTGACCCGTCACCCGCATGGCGTAGCATCGATCATTAATCCAAACCGCTTCTGGCATTTTAAGATAGCGATCAAGCGCCTCAATTGCGTCCTGATAGCGGTTATGAAAATAAAGCTCGCGCGCGTAGTAGAAAGCATTTCTAGGGCAATGCGGGTCTTCTTTGACCGATAGCTCCAGCGTCTCCATGTAATGACCCCTGCTCTTTGTAGGGTCAGGATGGTGACTAATTAATAATTTGTCTGTGTGGGCATACACTTCCTTTATGCGGCCATCTGGTCGAGGATACTCATGACAAGGATGCCAGAAATAATACCCGTGTTTTGAAAAAATCTTTCCAGAATGAAATATAATGCCGCAACTCCAATCAAATAAATAATTTAATCTTGTCGTTTGTCCCAGAACCCAAACTCTCTCAATCTCTTCGCGCCATCCCGGTTCCATTACTTCATCAAGATCAAGCGCCACGATAATATCTACGTCTTTTGGAATAAGGGCCAATCCTGCGTTTCTGGCGTGATCAAACCTCCAAGGCGTGATAAATATTTCACTGACAATTGCGCCGCATTCTTTTGCTACCTCCACTGTATTATCAGTGCTGCCTGTATCGGCTATATAAATGGCGTCAGCATCTTTTGCGCTATCACAAAATCGCTTAACAAAATTTTCTTCGTTTTTGCTTATCGCTGCTATAACTATTTTCATTTATAGTGTCTCCATTCGCCATAATATTTTATTTCAGCATCTTTTCTGGCCGTAACCGCGTCCTCAAAATCAATAAATCTCCCTAGGCTAATTGTTTTATAATTAACCTTTATTGTTGCGCGCCATTTGTTGTTTATTTTGTCAAAGCAAACACCGGGGCATCCGGAAGTATTGTTGCTTTTAATCGGTAGGTTTTTCCCATTTTGGGAATTGCTGGCCTTTCGCAAATTTTCTATTCTATTGTCTGATTTTACCCCATTTATATGGTCAATCTGATCTTCCGGCCATTCGCCGTAAAAGAGAGCCCAAGCTATCCTATGCGATCTTATCCGCTTTCCATCAATCATTATGCCTTTATAACCGCCTAATTCTGTTGTTCCGGCAGCCTGTTTCTTTATTTTACCCTTACCTCTTTCTATCCAAAAAATGTTCCCGCTATCTGAATCATAGCAAAACATTTGTTTAAGTCGGTCTATGGTTGGATACTTCTTATGCATGAATATAGTATATTCATGTTTTTGATGATGTCAACATATTGGCAGTTCTAATCTTCGCCTTGTGCCTTCTCCAAAAAATAGATCCAAATATTGTGGGCGGTTCTTTATCAGCCACGGCAGGGCTTCGTCATGCAGCTTCTGCGTGTTTTGTCCTAATGTCTGCGAGCCAGCGTGATGCACATAAGCGCGTGAGATATAATGCGTGTATCCTTTCGCATTTAAATCCTCGCACATGACGTCGTCGCTATACCACTCAATTGGTGGCAGAAACGTATCCTCATACATTTTCTTTGATAGATAATGGAAGATTGGACTTAGGCGTCTGGCGGGGCGGCATTCATGCTCCCAAGACCACTTGCCGTATTCCAATTTATCAGTTGGTGATTGCTGATAGCGTATGTTTTGGGTATAGCGCGTGAAATCCGTATGCGCCGCGACTATGCC